ATAATCTGTCAAAACATCTTTAAGTGCAGTAGAAATAACTAAAGTTCTATTACCATTAACTGTCTTAGTATCGCCAAGTTTCTTTTTAGCTTTGACCGCTTTATCAAATCTAATCATTGGTATATTCCCTTTAAACAATAAGCTTTTTCTATCTAAGGCTCTGGCCTCACTTGGTCTGCAAGCAGTTTCAAGCAGAACCATACAGATAATTTGAATCATTTTATTACTTATACCGCTAACAATATTAGACACTCTCTCTAACGACCACTCATGAAAATCCAATGCTTTTGTAATTTTTTTGGGTGTAACAATAGTAACTAAGTAATCTTTATCTTTGCAGATATTCTTAGCTAACTTATCAGTATCTACCTGGTGCTGAATAATTAAGCTTAAAGTATTAAATATCTTCCTAGCGGTACTAGATTTAATTTGAGCTTTTAGGATCTTATTTTTTAAGTAATCTATAAACTCAAATACCTTATGCTTATCAATAGTTCTTATATCTACATTTTCAAAAAAAGGTAAAATGTGATTGATATAAAAGCTACTATATTCACCAACAGTAGAGGGTTGGATTTTATTTTCTAACTGTTTGTATTTTTGGTGCTGCATAAAAGCTATATTAGCTTCACTTAAAAATACTTGTGAGGATGATGTTTTAAATACACCAACCTCAGTTACTTTTTCTTTAGCTAGTGACTCTAATACAGATTTATTTTTATGGGATATAAACTTAACTTTACCATCTATACCCCAATAAGAATAACGCCATATTCTTTTACCATTTTTTTGTACTGGTCTAATTTGTAGTTCCATACTCTCTCCTATGTGTTGTCCATTTCTTGATTAATAACAATTTGCTTTTCTAAACGATCTACTGGATCAACTTGATCTTTTTCAAAATAAAGATCACAGACTTTGTTTTCACATTTTGAAATACCATTCCAAGTTAATCCTAAATCTTCTCCACATTCTCTACATGAACTCATTATGATCTCCCTCCATAATAGTTTAACTCATTTTCTTTTTGCACTTCTTCCAACTCATCAATTGGAAGTTTTGGTTGAGGTTTGCTTAGAGTTATTAATTTAAACTCATAACCAAAAATTTTATAAGTTTTACCAAAATTTAGATCACAAATTTTATTAGATAAATCTTCTCTATAATTTTTGTGTAAAGGAAAATCTAAAATAAATCTTAAATCCCAACACAGATCCATTTTGTCATAATAAGTTTTATTAGTAACAACATCTTGCTTATCTTTTATTTGAACTTTAATCATTTTTCTCTCCTATATTTATTAAGTTATAACAATGTTATACTATACCTATAACAGTATTGCAAATAATCAATTGGTGTTATTTCCCTTATTTCCCAATCATTTTGTAATGGGTATTTCCAAAGTATAGCTAGCAAGGGTATAAAAAAGGTATAGAACGCAATGATTCTATTTATATTTTGGGCATAAAAAAAAAGCCGAAAAGAATCTTGCGATTCAATTCGGCTATATATATAAGCTTTTTCTAAATGCCCTTGTAGCTCAGCTGGTAGAGCAATTGATTTGTAATCACTAATAACAATAAAATTACTCTTATTATTACTAGCAAATCTGCTACTTGGTATATTATTGGTATAGTTCACAATTGTTAGTTTTTATCTTTTCTCAGAATCAATACTATAACATCATTAATTCAGAGTCCAATTATACCTATACCAATTGATTCTGTACCCACCCTTTCCCACTAGCTAAAGCTAGAACTATACCTACTTAATAAGTAGATATTCCTATTCGGTAATTACTTATCTTCTTCTAATAATTTTTTTAAATTACTTATTGTATCTAAGGCAGATCCATTAGGAGTAATAGATTTAATAAAATCCATTTCACCCTCTGATACAGAACCTTTAAATTTTTTTAATTTTTCTTTATCTTCCTCATTCATAGATTTAAAGTTTTGTTTTAAAAATTTACTTGCCATTTTTTACCTCTTTTTACTTTTTGTTTTTTTAGCTGTCTTTGCAGCTTTCTTAAAATTAGCAGCAGTTGGAGCTCCTTTAGAACCTACTTTTCTCATTCGTTCACCGCTACCAGCTTTAATTCTTTTACGCTTTGCTGCGATATTAGCGTAAAGACCTTTTCTTTTTGCCATAGTTTATTTATCCTTATTTAATTGTTTGTTATGGTCATCTTTCTTCATACAAAGATAATGAGCATGACCCTCTGGGTAAAAACTTACAAATGAATCTGTATTAACAATATTGTCTGAGCAATACCTACACTTACCAACATCAGTTAAGATGTTAGTTTTCTTCCATAATTTTTTTGACACTTAGCAGTTCCATTTTCTAAGAGCTTTATTAATTCTTGAATTAGGATCTCTTGCGGTCTTGGCAGATGTAAGTCTTTTCTTCATACCTAACATCCTTGCACAAAATGATTTACGTCTGTTAGCTGCCTTACTACCCTTTTTTAATTTACTTGGTTTAGTAGTAACTGGTGCTTTTAGATTGCCACCAGTAGCTCTATTATAGCTAGCTCTACCTTTTGCATTAAGTCCACCAGATTTAGATTTACCAGCTTTACGCTGCCATGATGGAGTTGCCATTAGACCTCCTTAACAGTTTTGCATTGAAACTGTACATACAACTTATATTCATTTGTTTTTTGCATACCTACATCTTCTGTATAAGTCTGTGCTTTGTTATAGCCGGCCATCATACAATCGTACCAGGTGCTGTGTTGTGATGCTGTTTGTGGTGGTAAGCAATTTTGTTCTAAGGCAGAGCAAAATATTACCACTAATACAAATTTCATTCATTGTCTTTCTTATTAATTTTATGTAGTTGATCTTCTAACTCTGTTATTTTTTTATTAGCTTGATCTAAGTCTTGTTGTGAGTGTTCTAATTTTTGTAAGCATCTTTTATTAGCAGAGTCCTTTGACTTGCCAGCATCCTGTAGCTCAGCTACTTCTTGCTTTAAAATACGAACTTGGTCTTTATATTCGTTAATCAAATCTAAGTTGTCAGACATTATTTCTTTTTAAAAGTAGAAACACCCTTGATCCCTAGAATTGTAGAAAATGACCCAACTACAAGAGCTTGGTAGAACATAGGTAGGTTTGCAAATTTATCAAAAAATATATCTATCTTTGCTTGTATATCTGGGTCATCGCTAAATACTGACCAAGCCAAAAGCAACAGAGGAATTGAAATAAGTATGAGGCAAAATTCATCTTTTAGATCTCCCTTATGTGAATCAATTACTGCTTTCTTAAATTCAACTTCACCAGTAGCCATACGTTCAGCCATTTTTAATTCAGCCACAGACTCTAGCTCTTTTGTTTTTCTTCTGTTTGCTGCAATACTCATTCCAGTTTTAATCATGCCTGGAACTAACTTAGATGCTAGACTTAACCACATTAGACCTCCTTTGCTGCTCTCATTTTACCGGCAAGCTTACCAGCTCTAGCTGGAGTTTGTTTTGCCCATAAACTGTCAAGCATTTGGAAACTAGCTTCACCATAATCTTTAGTGTCTAGTGCTTTCCACATATTCTTAAATTTAGATACGCCACCCTCACCTATTTGATAGACCATATTTATAATAACTTCTTTAGCCATGTTATTAATAGCTCTATCACCAATAAGTCTTTCGGCAGCTTCTAGTGTTCTTTGGAAATCTCTTTCAAATACAAGCTCACCCTCTTGTTTAGTGTATTGAATACCATGTTCATAATCATCATCAGGTGTTATTTTGTGTCCATAAAAAATAGTATCAAAACCCTCTGAGCATTGGTAAATCTTATTTACATAACCCTCACAAAGCTTAATTTCTTCTTTTACTTCTTCGTACATTAGTTTTCCTTGTTAGATTTGTTGTGAATACAATTCGGTAGTACCAAACCTTAGAATAGATTTTTCGGCAAAAGCACTCTATTGCTAAAAGAATTTTTTCTATAACTGTCATAATCTTCTCCTAGCATTTACAACCCTCACAGTTACAAAGTTCCTGGTCAAATTTATTTATGTGTAAATCATCTTTGCAATGACAATTGCATTTACAATTCTTACATTTCTTTTTTTTTCTTTTCTTAGGTTTTGGAAAAAATATTTTATCTAAGTGATTTGTAAAAGAATCTAAATAACCAAATAATTTATAAATAATTTTATCTAACATTTTATTCTAAAATAAGTTTTTTAATTGA